CGCGCTTTGCACACCACGATCCACATGCCTTTGCTCAGCGTTACAGAACCGGCATTGACGTACACGTTCGTGTCACCGCTTGAGTATGGTACAGAAATGTCTGCCGAGCTGGTATAACTTACCATTGAGCCGATGCCCTGTCGTAACTCGCGGATCATGCCGGTGAGCGTGGTTGCCGTTAAGCCTGTAGATGATGAACCTATCTTGTTGACTATCTCTCTGATTGCTCCGGTGATGGTCGTGGCTGTCGTTCCGAGTGCTGTAGAGCCTAACCATGACTTCAGATAACGCACGTTAGACGCTACCGCAGAGGCCCGGTTGATAAGCACGGACAAGGTAGAACCGGAATCCATCGTTGAGAATGTTTTCCATTCTGTCGGTGCTGACTCATCCCTTGTGGTGAACGCCACGGTATTATTTGCCACGTCAAAATCTTTTAATTTGCTTTTTCTGGTTGCGGAACCGTTGTCGATCGCAACGTAATCATCCGCAGTTACTACGCCCGAAGGCAATTCGTGAATCTGCATTTCTGCCTCCTCAACTTACGCTTGTTATTAGTCCGTTATGGATAGAAAATGTCTGACCGTCCACAGTTACGGAACCGGTATAGCCGTAGTAACCGTTGATCGTAAGGTCTGTAGCCTGTAGGCGGATATAGTCATCTTTTCCGTCAACACGGATATAAGTGTTGCCGCCTGAGTTCATGTCTATGTACTGGTAGCTGTCCGTATCTCTCGCACTGATGAACGAATCAGACCCGGCGTTCAACTGAATAGTTCCGGATGCGTCAAGCGTGACGTTTGTAATACCTGTCAGCCATAAATAATCCGAAATGCTTGCATATAAATGGCCCAATGCCCAGATGTTGATATCATTCCCGGTGTCAATTGCCAGATTCTTTTCAGAATATAGGCCCAGCGCATCTTTTAGCGTGATCCGTGTGTCTTTTGTCGGTCCCCAGATTGCCAACAGGTCCTCCGATGCATCGCCCTGTATCATTCGTGTTATCCGTCCAAATTCCGAGTCACCATGACCGAATCGGATAAAACCTTCATCCAGTTCCACAAACGAATTAAATGAGTTGTCAAAGAACCGCAGTACAGAGCCGTCAAGGTCCCAATATGAGGACCCGTCTGCCGCCGAGATCGTTCCGGTCTTGATAAGGTTGGCGTTTAATATGCCGCTGGTGATGAAGTTTGCCACGAATGCACCGTCAAGCGTCCACGCAGTCTCAAAAGGACCGCCCACGCCGTTATGTGAGAACCCGATGCCGTTTATATTCATCCTTAAGACGTTGACTGCGGTATTCGCGTCATCCGTGTCCATGATGAATATCTCTGTCGGCTTGCTGTCTCCGTCATAGCCGAATACCACATGACCGCCAAGTCCGCCGGTGATGAGCTGTGTGGCGTGGTCGATGGCCTGATCCATCATTGTCTTTGTCGGAAGTTCCTTAATTATCTCTTCCGTGCTTTGGATGATGGTGTCTGCGAATGATGTCCGAGCCTCGCCAAGTTCTATCTTGTCGTATTTATTTGTCAGAGCGTTCCAAACGACCTTGATGACCTTCGCAGTCGCATTAACGCCTAAAGCTGTATATATGATTGTGACCGTATCACACAGTCTGACACGCTCAAGAGGTGCTATGTCCTTGTACTCCTCTGTCTGCCAGAGTGCGACAAAATCAACTTCAATATTCTCTTTCGGGACCCACGGCGTATTAGCCGCGAGATAAGAGGCCGCAGCCGCTTCAAGCTGTTCCACTGTAGGTTGCTTCTCATACTTCTCCGAGAAGTCCATAGCTACGGTCTGCGTCCTGTAATATGTCCAGACGATGTTCTCTAAATCCTCGTCTGTGATGTTTACGTTGTTTTCATTCGTCCACGGCCTTGTATATGGGATGCCTGTATGCCGTGTCACAGGATTGCCGTAAATGACTTCCCCTGTCTCGCTGTTCAGCCAGTACGGAAGGATTGACGAATACAGCGTACTGGTGTCGTAGTCCTGCGTGAGTTCGGTCAAGTTCTTACCGTACCGAATCTGCACATTATTGTTCGCACCCCTCGCGCCGTGGAGCTTGACAGTAAACTTATCAAATTCATACTCGCCGCCGTACACGTCAAGAATTGAACCTTCAGTTCCGCCGAGCATGGACCGCACCGATGCAGGATGGTCCAGCTTAAAGGTTCCTGCCCTCGATACGTCCGTCCAGAATGAGAATTGCTGAGGCGTTAATATCTCCGTCTCAAACTTCAAAAAAGCCGCTGTTGCGGATGAGGCTGTCAGCGGTTTAAGGATGGTATTCGTTAAGCGGTACGATATATGATGCGCGTAGAACGTCACTATGCCGTCTATCGGGGCAGTGTGCCCGTAAATCTCAAACGGCTGGATGTCCCCCGTCTCATCGTGATCCACGCAGATGATACGGCCCTCGACAATATCCTTGTAATGCGCTCCGGTGATCGGATAGGTGAACTCAACTTCGTACTCACCGTTGCGCTCTTCGGTTACAAGGCAGGAGATACAGTCAGAAAGTCTCGCGATGCCGTTGTTTGTAAATTCAGTTTCGATTAAATCGTAAAGGATAGGGATCATAACCGCCACCAGCGTGGAGTAATCGTCACGCCTGTAATTGTGTTATCGTAAGTGATCGTTGTGCTGCCCGGTTTTAATACAGGGAAGTCACCGGATACAAATGTGACTGCGCCGTTTGCGTTCGCGTTATAGTCACTTGAGCCGAGGACCGCAGAACCTACTATCGCGCTGTTGATCGTTGGCACAACGCTTGACGCATAGCAGTCTAAAATCTCGGAGTCGATGACGATTGACGGATAGGTGTTGTCTATCTCTATCACATCGCTCCCGATCGTCAGCGTTCCGTAACCCACAACGAATATTGACGGCTTTGCATCGAATAATGTCGGATTGCTGATAGTGCCGTTATTTGCGACCGTTACAGGCGTTTCACCCGATGTCAGGAACCTCTGCGGCTTGCAGTTGAATACCAGTTCAAATTCTCCTGCATCGTTCTGTGAGCGCGGATTGACCTCTATGCCGTCCGCAAAGTACGCCGCCCGGAACTCGTCCGTGTGGTATGTGTCCGTCAGCTTTGCGTAACTGCCGATTGACATCATCAGAGAACGGAAGTTCATCAGATTAGTCTTGTAGTTCTGCGCGATGAACGCAGGATAAACGACCTCGATATTCTCAAACCGTCCCTGGCTGATTATCAGATCGCCGTTCCTACCGGGCACGCTTACCATCTCATAAGCTCGCGCCGGGGCATTGTAGACCCCGGAGCCGCTTATATACACGCCGTATGTACGGCTGTCGTTGTTGTTGAAAGTAATGTAATTACGCATAAACCGCCGCCTTCTGCCGCTGTACACGCGCTAATCTCTGCTGTATCTTGTCCGCGAGTTCATTGACGTTCATGCCCTCGCTGGCATATACGTTAATATTGATATTGTCTCCGCCTTTAGCCTGTGCGATGTCACGCAGGAGCTGATCTCTGCCGTAGACTATCTCGCCGGAACCGCCGCCGTCACCGAATCCCATGCCGCCGACTACTGTCGGACTGGTAAACAGGAACGGATTTTCATACGCTTTCTTGTACCACTCAACCGACAGATGCGGTATTGATGGCGGATTAAGCGAAAACGAACCTGTTATTGAGAAGTGCGGCAGTTTCAAGTGCGGAAGGCTCCAGCTGAAATTGAAGAATCCCTTTATCTTCTCGATCGCACCGCTCACGAAGTTCTTCGCCGCTTCAAGTTTATTAGCGATGGTCGAACGGATCGCCTCAAAGCGTGTTGACACGTTGGTAAACATCGTTGAAAGTGTCGTACTCATGCTTGAGCGGATCGCCGTCCATTTATCCGTCAGCGTTGACTTTATGCCCGACATTTTTTCTGATATGCTTGTACGCATCGCTGAGAATTTTTCGGACACGCTTGAGCGCATGTTGGAAACGACTTCAGACACCTTTGACTTCATGGCGTTCCATCTTTCAGAGGTTGCCTGACTCAAATTTGACCATGCTGTTGACACGTTCTCGCGTATGCTTGAAGCTATCGAGGTTGCCTTTTCCTTCAAGGATGTAAACGCCGCGGATGCCTTTTCCTTCAGCTTTGTAGCCGCTTCGGATACCTTCGTCTTCATGGTATTCCATGCCTTAACGACTCCATCCTTGACTTTTCCTGCGACTTCCTTGATCTTGTCCCAGTTCTTCCACAGCAGGACACCGATCGCGATGATCGCGGCTATGGCAAGAGTCAGAGGGCCGCCCAGCACACCGACCACCGTACCAATAACACTGATGATACTGCCGAGTCCGCTTATCAGCTTGCCGCCGATAATAAGCAGCGGACCGATCGCCGCGACTATGCCAACGATCTTGAGTATCATTTCGGTCTGCTCCGGGGTGAGGGACTTTATCTTTTCAGCGATGCCCTGTATCCACTCGCCGACCTTCTCGACCGCAGGACCTAACACCTCGGCAACGTCCGCGCCTACCTGTGCGGCTGTTCCTGCGATAGTGCCTTTCAGCTTGTCAACGGTGTCGTTCGTGTCGTTCAGTGCGCCGATGGTATCTTCGTCAAGAATAAGGCCCAAGTCCTCGGCCTGTTTGCCGTATTCCTTCAAGGCCGCGCCGCCATCGTCTATGATCCCGGCCAATGAGTCCGCAGACTTACCGAATAAGTCCATAGCCGCCTGATCGCGCTCTGTCTCGTTCTGGATACCGCTTAACGCCTTGATGCTGTCATAGAATACGTCTGTCGCATCACGCAGAGAACCGTCCGCATTCGTGACCCTTACGCCCAGCTCTTTGAACGCCTTGTTTGACGGGTCCATTTTGGTCTTCATCTTGCGGAGCGCAGTGGTCATATCCTCAACGGATACATCGACCAGCTCAGACGCATACTTCATCTTCTGGAGCTCGTCCGTAGAGATGCCCGTCTGCTGTGACAGCGTGTTCAGTTCGTCCGCGCTTGTTATCGCATCATAGCCGAGCTTGACAAGTCCGCCGCCGATAGCCGCAGCCGTTCCGGATAAAGGCATCAGCTTTGTGCCGACATCAGAGACTTTATCCCCGATGCCCTTCATCTTATCGCCGACAGCCTGTATCTGCTGTTTGGCTACGGAGCCGAAGTCTTTGTATTCTTTTTCGAGGTTTTCAAGGTCCTGCTCTGTGGCGATGATCTCACGCTGGAGAGCATCCCATTCGTCCGTCCCCTGGCTAACCTTTGACTGTGCGGCCTTTAGCTCATTAAGGCGCGTCTTTGTATCGCCGATCGCCCTTTCAAGGTTCTTCTGCTTCTGTGTGAGCAGTTCGGTGTTGCCCGGCTTGAACTGTAAGAGCTTGTCAATGTCCTTAAGGTTGTTTTGCGTAGTCTTTAAGGACTTGTCGACCCCTGATAATGCTTTTTGTAGTTTTGTAGTATTTCCATCAATTTCGATGGTAATACCTTTGATACGTCCTGATGCCATATCTAAAACCTGTCAAAGTCTTTTTGCGTTGCTACATAATCCCACTCTTCGCCATCGTTGCCGCGTTCAATTAACAGGTCGATAACATCGCCGTAATCGAAGTAGTGAAGGAGTGACGGAGTAATTCCAAGTTCAAGGCAACGAAGTATAAAGAGTGCTGTGGTAAAGGGCCGCTCCGTCAGACGGCCTTGTTTTTTGGGCGTGATTTCGGTTTTTCCTGTTTGCTGTAAAGTTCTGCCGCCGCCGTGATGATGTCCGCGAACTCAAGCGGTTCAAACTGCATCAGCCACTCGACAAAATCCTTTTCGGTTGCCTTGCAGTCCAAAAGTTCCTGCTCGCCGATCTCGGCCTGTTTCACCATCACAAACGCCATCTTCCGCCATGCCTCCACAGAATCCGCCCTGTTCTCAAAATCCTCATGGAAGATTTTCCCGAAGATGAAGGGAGAGGCGGCGTTGGCCGCCATAGTTATCTCCCTGTCACCGATCGTAACTGTGTCCCTCATATATATCCTCCTCTATACCATCAGGTTGAGGTTGATGGTGCTGTCGGTGAGTAGACCGCAGATGTCCAGTTCGCATAAGCGTCTGATCCGTACGGACATTCAGCCTTGACGATCTCGGCATCGAGTGAAGTGTTATAAATGCTCTTGCATTCGATGTTGAGCGTCTCGGTCTGCGGTTCGATGCTCTCCGCTTTGGTGTTGCCGGCTTCAGCGGCGCGTGTGCAAGTGCAGTTATACATGACGTGCTTCGTTGCTTTTTCGTCCGTCTCAAACTGGAACATAAGCGCGAAGTGTACGATCGGAGCGTTCATATCCTCGACCAGTACGTTCTTGCTGTCCTTAATCATGTTGAGAACGTCTTCTTTGAAGCTGTCTGTAACTCTTGCGACTTCCAGCGTTCCGGAATAGCCGTTGTTGCCGTTGCCTACCCAATAAGCAATATTGTCGGCATAGAATGTAGTGTTATCGCCCTGTGGCTCAAGGGAGAGGGCAACAGCACCGGGGAATGCTACCGGAGACGAGTATGTGTAGGCATTGTTGCCTGACGTACTCGGCGTTCCGATCGCATAGTAAACATTAGAGAGGCCGTATTTGATTTTAGCCATTTGATTGTTCCTCCGTATCTGCCGCAGTAGGTTCTGCGACCGGTTCTGTGATTACAACATCCATCTCGTAGATGACCTCATTCATCTGCTCTGAATCGAGATATGTCTCATCGCGTGTGTACACAAGTCCGTGCAAAGTAAGAGCGGCCTCAACAGCCGCCTCAAGTGCAAAGTTTTTATTGTCCGTGTATAGCTCCACGACAAGATGTTCTATCTTCTGATAATTGAGATCATCAGCGAGAAAAT